CTCAGTGATGGGGATGGACCAAAAAGAGATAGAACCAATCTCTTACCGTTGGGTCGGCCCGACGCGATGCCAACACATACAGGGATGTCGATGTGACCTTGAAGCGATATTCTCAGTTAATGAGTACTCAGATGTCATATGGGTACGAAGAGTAGAGGGAGGCAATGAAAAGACTAATAACCACATGATAGAAGAATTAAAGCGTAGGATGCATAGTAGATATGAAGTGAGAGACGGTAAACTTCTAGGCCGCGTGCGCCCTCTGACAGACTCCGAAATGTTAAAAATTGATGTTTATAGTAGTGGAAATACGAATATCAGATTTGTGAGAATGAATATGGGATCCTTACCACATCGGTCAGTTACTATTAAACCAGTAGACCCGACTATTATCTCGGCCGTTATGAAAGGAGACATGCAATGGTTCGCATCGAAAGGACTTCAGCGATCACAAAGATGGTTCGAGCAGCACGTATGGAGACCTTACCCACGATTTTGCCCAGATTTAGAACTCAAGATCCGTAGACATGAGACAAAAGAGAGTTTTTCCCTACTCTCTTTAGCTGCTCGGGAAGTGTCGGGATTTAATTCCGCCTTTGGAATGATACATGGTCGTCCACGAGTAATTGCGTCTTGTGAAAATTTGGAAGGGGAAAAGGTCAGACAAGTAATGATGTCACATTCTAGACCTTCAGACATTATGACCGATGGGCTTCGAAAAGTGTTGGAGATAGTACCTAGTGCTCTGGACTTAATGTATGAAGCATGGGGTTTGACCGGACAAATAAATTCACAAAAACCTAAATTAGACCCCGGGCGAATGGATGACATGTATTTAGGAGCATCAGCTGGGAAATATTTTGAACAAGCAAAAGAGTTCGATTTGGGCTATCAGGATGGAATTCAAGTAAAACTGATACGAAAGATGGGAGCACAGTCCGTTCATGCTCATACAGCAGTTCTTGAAAGGATAAAGTCGCATATTAAGGATGGAGAAGATCTTCCTCCCTCTATCTCAGTTACAAATATTAAGAGCGAGTATTATTTTTCTAAAGGAGAAAAGCAGAAAGATGAAGCTACCTTTGCTAAATGGAAGATGAAGGCAAGAACTTATGAAATAGTAGATAAGCTCTTAGTAGAGATAGAGAGACTTACGATGACAACTCGTTCTATTCTTGAAAAAAGTGGACCTCGTGCCTCTATTGCTATCGGCTCTAAATGGACGAAAGGAGGAGCACAGCATTTTATGAATTACTTTAAAGTTAAGTTTGGTGAAGAATGGAAAAGAGCTTCTGGGGATGGTGATATAGATAAATTGGACCAATCGATTCATTATATTTGGTTGCAATTTTTTGTAACTATGGGTGGGGTTTATGCAGACTCCTCTCACCCAGATTACTCCTGGTACATGTCCATGGTAGCCGAGTGTGCGAAACGACTAAGTGTTAGATTAGTTCATTTTTTTGCTGATTTGTGGGCTATTGTTATAGGAAAGATGCCTTCAGGAGCATGGATGACTTCTCATGGAGATTCATGGATAATGGCTCTATGGTACTTTTGTTTTCTAATTATGGAGATTTTCTCGGAACCAGACCTTAAGAAGCGCTCTGATTTAATGGAACAAGCAATCGAGGCATTTTTTAAAGTTTATGGAGATGATTCAATTTCCGCAGCAGATCGATTAAGTGGTACTCACCTTAGATTTAATTATGAAAATTTTAATGAATGGCTGCAAAAGTACTTACTTGTCCGAGCTCGCGATGTTCGTAAGGATGTGGAATGGTGTGCGTCCGTTCGTAATGGACGTCTTAATAATGATTCAATTGTTTTTCTTAAACAGTACATAATAAGAAATCATTTGGAAAGTTCTACCCAGTACCTCCCTTTTCGACCAATTGATGAATATCAGATGAAAGCAGTATGGGGAAGAGAGCCAAAGGACCGCGATATCTACGACTTTATGATGTCAGTCTTAGGTCACGCGTATGGAACAAATGGAACTAATTTTGAGGCATGGTGGTGGTTAAGATGTGTTTTTTTAGCATCTTGTGAAGGTAGAGACATGACAAAGAGCCTTATGACAGTTCAGGATCGCGTTAACCAGGATGGGTCAGAAATAAAGAAAATGCGAATGAGGGGTATAGAGGTTAAAGATCTAGCAAATGGCTTCCCTTCTTGGTCAGATTTAGTTTCCCGTAATGAATATGACTCAGTGAGCCATTGTATGCCTGTGTCTGACTGGCTCTGAAGTGTTGGTTTTACCCGCTGCCGGATATTGTAACTTGGAGCCCGTAGCGGTATAAAAATGGAAAAAGG